CGGCCAGACGGAGGTCGCTGTCTTCACAGCTTACGAACCTGAGGAGTAAGAGACCCGGCGGGGGAGAAATCCCTCGCCACCTCTGATGTGTCAGGCATCCTCAACGCACCCGCACTAAACTCGCTTCGGCGGGTTTTTTGTTTTTTTTCAGTGAGTTTTTTCCGTCTGCCTGTACTGGTGTGGGTGGCTAATTTTGTTATTCAGATGGCTTATTGCTGTTGATCGGTATGTCTTCACGGCTAGAATCGAGGCTCTTAAGTAGCGCGCAGGGATAAGAGGGATGGACCCTGAGAAGGGGAGAGCTATTTATCTGGAAGGATTCTGAAGATGAAAATCGAAGAATTGCGTGAAATTTTTAGTGAAAATGGCCTCTATGCTGTGCGCGTTGAGAATGGGAAAGTTGTCTACACAACGTTAATTCCTGATGATCATGTGATTTTATCTATCGAGGCATTCATTGAATACCTGGAAAGGCTCGGTTTCAAGGTGGTTCGGGAATGAGTTATAATTCGTAAGCCAGCCTGAACAACTGGCAACCTACAGCGCCATTGGAGATAACAATGGCGCATATACAACTGGTCAAACAAACTTCTTCTGGTTTACTTCTCCCGGCGACGCCGGAGAGTTGCGATTTTCTGCATCAAATCAAAATAGGCGAGTGGATACACGCTGATTTTAAGCGCGTTCGTAACTACGCATTCCATAAGCGTTTTTTCAAACTTTTGCAACTCGGATTCGATTACTGGACTCCGGTCGGAGGGGCGATCACGCCTCGCGAACGAAAACTGGTTTCAGGATTCGTTGATTACCTGTGTGAATCAGTAGGCCGGGAACATACGCCAGCTCTGAGCGAAGCCGCAGAGCAATATCTGAATACAGTTGCGACACGCAGAACCCGGGATACGGCATTGCTAAAGTCGTTTGAGGCTTTCCGCGAGTGGGTAACCATTCAGGCCGGATTTTACACCGAGCATATTTATCCGGACGGTAGCCGCGGGCGTCGGGCGAAATCCATCGCGTTTGCGAATATGGACGAAACCGAGTTTCAGCAGGTTTATAAATCTGTGCTGAATGTGCTGTGGAACTGGATCCTGTTCCGTAAATTTTCCTCTCCGGAACAAGTCGAAAATGTGGCCGCGCAGCTACTGGAGTTTGCGTAATGGTGGACTTACGTAAAGCGGCGCGGGGGCAGATGTGCACCGTCAGAATTCCTGGCTACTGCAATCACGATCCGGAAACGTCTGTGCTGGCGCATTACCGACTGGCGGGAACGTGCGGAACAGCGATAAAGCCACACGATATGCAGGCAGCGATTGCTTGTAGCTCGTGCCATGATTTAATCGACGGGCGGGTAAAAAACAGCGATTACACCAAAGAAGAATTACGCCTGATGCATGCAGAAGGTGTTTTTCGCACACAAGAAATCTGGAGAAAGGAGGGATATTTATGATTTACCCAACGCATACAGGAAAAAGCGGAGAACACCTTCGTCTCAACACGCTGGAAAGTGTCTGGATTCAGGGAAAACTACGTATGTGGGGGCGCTGGTCGTATATTGGCGGCGGTAGATCAGGGAATATGTTCAATCAGTTGCTGGCGTCAAAAAAGTTGACGAAAACAGCCATCAATGAAGCCCTGTTTAGAATGAAAAAAGCGGGAATAGAGAAACCTGAACTGGAATCATTTTTGCGAGAAATTATCAATGGCAAGCAAAAGAGCTGGCTGGTGCATTGTACTGATGCCGAGGCGCTATGCATTGATCGGGTGATTAGTGAAGTGCTGGCAGATCATCCGGGGTTGATTTGTATCCTCCAGCAGCGGTATGAAGGACGGGGGATGACTAAGCGCAAAATGGCTGAATTGCTGAATGATGCACACCCAGAGTGGTGTTTTAGCACATGTGAAAAGCGAATTGCTAATTGGTTGGCTGTTGCTGAGTATGCGCTATACATTCCCATGCGAGAATCACTTGCTCAAAAAATAGCTTGATTTTTTACGCACAAACTGCTTCAATTTCGCTACGCTTCGCAAAGCTGTATCGCGAGGTGAGTCTGCGCAGGAACTTTAATAGAACCCGCCTTCGAGCGGGTTTTGTTTTATTCATACGTCCGTAGTATACACTTCTGATTATATTTTCACATTCTGACTGTTCCTGTTAAATAAAGATTGTATTAATTTTAATATTTTGTTGAATACATGGTGTTTCTTATTTAATTAGCGCGGGATGTGATGGTGGTATGTTTCTGGTTAATTAAATGAGTAAATAGATGTCAGCTAACCATGGAGGACAGCAACTCTCTGATTGACTTTTAATTATTTCTTAGATTTATTTTGATGGAGGCGTTGCTATTATTTTTAAGTAAGAGGTGAAATATTGTGTTGAAAATATTTATATTGTTTCTCATTTCTTTCTCATGGTATGCGAATGCTACGGATTTTGTTTATAGAGTGGATTCTCGCCCTCCAGAGGAAATATTTCGTGATGGATTTAGATCTCATGGTTTTAACAGAAATTTACAGCAACATTTAAGAGGAGACTCATGTGCGGCAGGAAGTAGGGATAGTGCATTTATTGCGACCACAACCAGTTTAATTGAAACATATAACATAGCCAGGCAATATTATTCAAGTTCTGGATTTCATGGTAGATTATATCGTTACCGTATCAGGGCAAATAATATTTTTTATCCTATTCAACCGTCAGTCAATTATCTAACCCAGCGCGGTGTAACCTTTTCTGGATTTGAGCGGATAATGATGCGAGAGCAGAACGAAATTGTCGCAGTTGAACATATCCCTAGTGAGAATATTGTTGAGGCAGTGGAGTTGACTTATGACAGATTCAACAGTCAAGTATCTGATGGACCCGGAACCACCAATGCCAGGTATGTTCCTGGATCCACATTTGTAAATCCAGGTGTTATACCTCAATTAGTTGTACCAACTGTGTCAGTTAGAGAAAGAATCAATGCATTTGGAAGTCTGATCAGTGCCTGTTTTGCTCTGAAGGGAGTCAGAAGAGATGGTTTAAATAAAAGAGCCACTTATTATGAACCCGAATTTTATGATGCAAGAGGTGTGTTAAAAGAAATAATAAAATGATGCTATTGAAATGATGTGTTTATTATTTGATTTGTTGATTAACTTGTTAGCGTATATAAGAGGTTTTATGAAACGGAAAATAAAATATTCCTTAATTGCTCTTTCATTGTTATCTGGTACAAGTCATGCAGTGATGAGTGATTATGATAAGTACTTTAGTAATGTTCAGATAAATAATTTATCATATGGAGTTTACACATCCGGGGGTAAGGAAAGTCAGTTTTTTTGTATTGGTATAAAGCGTGATAATGTGACTCTTCCCATTCACAATATGTGTAAGGTGGATGTCTTTGGATCTCATAAACAAGGTTTCGATGCCATGATGGAAATGGCTAAGTATTATTATGCTACTGGTGAAAGTATAAGGGTCTATTATAAGGAGAATGTGTGGAGTGATTCCGAGTTTAAAAAGGCCTTCTCTACTAACGAACTAATTTCTTTAAGCACATGTAGTTCATCTGATTATTGTATGGGACCACAAAAAGATACTTAATCACATAATTTTATAACTTGGTATAAACTCCCATCACGCTGATTTTGAGAGGTATTTATGTCTGAACCCTTATCCGGTTCCGGTACGGCAGCGGCGCTCGGCGGGGCGACGGTATTCGGGCTGTTTACCGGAACGGATTTCGGGATTGTGTTTGGTGCGTTCGCCGGGGCGTTATTTGTGGCAACGATGCCGCAGGCGCTTTCAGCCTGGCGGGTGGCGGCGCATTTTCTGGTGTCGTTCATTGTCGGCGTGCTGGGAGCGCGTGTGCTGTCTGCCTGGATAGCGGCAAAAACAGGTTATGACGGCACATCGGCAGATGCGCTGTGTGCGGTGCTGGTATCCGTGGTGTCGGTGAAGATTCTGTCGTTCATCCACCAGCAGGATATCGCATCACTGGTGTCCGGCTTGTTCTCCCGCCTGCGGGGTGGAGGAGGCGGCAATGTTAAGTAACCTTCCCGGATTGCTGAATGTGGCGTTATGCACGGTTATCGTGCTGACGCTCTTTTTTTATCGTCGCTGTGATTCCAGACATAAACCGCTGATGTCATGGCTGGCCTGGCTGCTGATGCTGCTTTATGCCTTTGCGCCACTCAGCTATCTGTGTGGTCGTCCGTTAGCGGCGAACTGGCTGGCGGTGGGGCTTAATCTGCTGTTCTGCGTGCTGGTGATTCGTGCTCGTGGGAACGTTTCAAAAATCCTTTCATTACGGAGGTGAGTATGTCGGGTAAATTCAGATTCAGCCGTCGGAGCGAGAAAAATCTGGAGGGCGTAAAACCACAGCTGGTTGCTGTCGTTCGCCGTGCGCTGGAGCTGACGGAGGTTGATTTCGGTATTACGGAAGGTCTGCGCACGAAAGAGCGCCAGAAACAACTGGTTGCAGAAGGCAAGAGCCAGACCATGAACAGCCGCCACCTGACCGGTGATGCGGTGGATGTTGTTGCCTGGGTTGGCAGCCAGGTGTCATGGGACTGGCCTCTGTACGAGAAAATAGCGCAGGCATTTAAGCAGGCTGCCGCAGAGCTGGGAACTGCCATCGAATGGGGCGGGGACTGGAAAACACTGAAAGACGGGCCTCACTTTCAGTTGAAACGCTGATAACCAGGTGTGTTATGAGCAGAAAACACTGGACACACAGAATGCCGCGAACAACGGCGAAATGGGCACTGGTAGCGATACTAGTGCCTTTTTTCTTGGTGGGATGCGTCAGCATGGATAAGGCGCGCCAGCTTTTCGATATGGCTTCTCAGGTCTGCGAAATTGTCGACGGTGTTCGGCAGTGTCTGCAGAACTGAACGACGGTGAGAGCAGAATATTTTTTAGCGGAGCGAAGTTCTATGCCATCACAAATCCCCCGCGCATGCCGTAAGCGTGGCTGCGCAGGCAAAACAACAGACATCTCTGGCTACTGCGATAAACATCGTGGTGAAGGCTGGGTACAGCATCAACGCGGACTAAGTCGCCACCAGCGTGGCTATGGCACGAAATGGGATGCCATACGTGCGCGCATACTGAAGCGTGATAATCATCTGTGTCAGAACTGCCTGCGCGATGGGAGAGCCGTTGAAGCCAGAACTGTGGACCACATCATTCCGAAAGCTCATGGTGGCACGGATGCAGACAGTAATCTGCAGAGTCTGTGCTGGCCCTGCCATAAAGCAAAAACAGCGCGCGAACGCATTAATTGATAACAGTTCCCATCTGTAGGGGAGGGGCGGGTCAAATCTCTGCAACCCTGGCAGCTCAGTACCGCCGCCTGACCCTTCCTCACATCGCCGCAGGTTCGAAAACTTTTTTTGGAAATGTGAACAAACGATTGATAGGTAAGACCGATTATGTCAGGACCTCCGAAAACCCCGCCACGCCTGCATTTGATACGAGGCAACCCCTCAAAGCGCCCCGTTAAAGACTCAAAAAAAACCGCTAAAAAGGATGAAAAAGGTCTCCCTAAAATTCCGCAGCATTTAGGGGCACAGGGGAAGTACTGGTTCAGGCGAATGGCGGAAGAGCTGAATGCGGAAGGGATCATTTCTCAGCTTGATGCGCGTGCACTCGAGTTGCTGGTGGAAGCCTATACCGAATATCGGCATCACTGCGAAACACTCGATGTTGAGGGGTATACCTACCGCACGGAAACGCAGAGCGGTGATGTACTGATTAAGGCGCACCCCGCGGCGGCAATGAAAGCGGATGCCTGGAAGCGGATCCGGGCAATGCTTGCAGAGTTTGGTATGTCACCGGCAAGCCGGGCTAAAGTAAATATTGCCGGACCGGATGATGTTGATCCGCTGGCGGAGCTTTTAAAAGCGAGAGACTGAT